CTCTTGAGCAACCCACCCCGTTCTCCGTAATCGAGGTGCCGTCGGACAAGATGATCTTTGAACCCCTGACACTCACATTCGCCGTGGACGAAAAGATGAAGAACTGGCTGTCTGTGTTCAAATGGTTGCAGGGTCTGGGGTTCCCCAAAGATTATCCACAGTACGTCGAAGAAAACGATCGAGGGCTGGCTGGAACATCTGAGCTTGCCAGAAACTACTCAGATGCGAAGCTCATTGTTCTAGGCTCAAACAACGTGCCGGTAAAGACGTTCAACTTCGTGGATTGTTTCCCCACTTCGCTGGGCGGTATAACGTTTGCCACCACCAACAACGATGTCCAATATTCGACAGCAACCTTGACCTTGGAGTACACCTTGTATTATCCTTCTTGATGTGTTATAGTCGAGAGTAAAGGAATCGTTATGAATATAGAAGAAATCAATGAACAATGGGAACAAGATAGCAAGATCAACCGCGATGATCTATCTTCGGAAGCTCTTCGCACTGCTGGGCTGCATCAGAAGTATCTGCAACTACTCATGTCATGCAAGCAGAAACTGATCAAGTATGCAAGTGACTACGCGGTTATGCGCGAGATTCGCACCCAGTATTACCAAGGTAGTCTGAGCGTAGAGGAATGCGAGGAACGTGGGTGGAGGCAGTTTCAGGGTTTAAAACCACTGAAGTCCGACATGGGCTCCAAGCTGGATGGTGACTCGGAGTTGCTTAAGATCAAGCTCAAGGTGCAATACATCGAGGCAATGCATACACAACTAGAATCAATCCTGCACCAGATCAAGGGCAGAGATTGGTCGATTAAGAACTACATCCAATGGGAGATGTTCAAAGCGGGCAACTAAGAACCCACTATATACCCGGACACCGTTTAAGTTTCCGGGTATTTTTATGACTAAAATTTTTATTGAGAAGATTAATGAAGCCACACTCAAGGTCACTTCTGATGACTTCGGTGTGGAGCAAGAGCTATGTGATTTCTTTACCTTTGATGTGCCCGGTGCTAAGTTCATGCCAACCTACAAGGCGAAAATCTGGGATGGCAAGGCGCGCATTTTCAATATCCAGAAGAAGACTCTGCCCCACGGGCTTCTTGGCTATGTGGAGAAGTATGCCGCAGATGCCGAGTACGAAGTGGTAAAGACAGGAATGAGCCAAGATGATAAACCACCTACCCGCGAAGAAATCTCAGCATATGTGAAGACGTTGAATCTACACACCGGCGGTAAGAAGATCTCTATGCGAGATTACCAAGAGGACATGGTTTATCAAGCAATCACAAAAGAGAAGATCATCACCATCAGTCCAACTTCTTCGGGGAAAAGCGCCTGCATCTACGTCTATATTCGGTGGATGCTAGATCGCGGCAAACGGATCATACTCGCAGTACCGTCAACGTCTCTGGTTACGCAGATGTTCTCCGACTTCCAAGACTACGCGTCTGAGACCAACTGGAATGCTGAAGAACATTGCCACATGCTATTTGGTGGTAAAGAAAAGACCTTCGATAAGCCAGTACTGATCACTACATGGCAATCCGTTCACTCCATGTCCAAGAGCAAGACTAAGGAAGTGGAAGATTTCTATCGGTCATGGGATGTTTACATTGGCGACGAGGCTCACCGATTCTCATCAAACTCACTACTACAGATCGCAACCAGACTAGTCAACGCCAAGTATCGCCTCGGTACTACCGGAACACTGCAAGACGCGAAGGTTTCGAAGCTGTCTCTAGAGGGTGGATTTGGACCAGCTTACCGCGTCATCTCCACCAAGGAACTGATGGATGCTGGGCAAGTTGTGAAGCTGAAGATCAAGTGTCTGCTTCTGAACCACAGTAAAGAAGTTAAGCAACTGCTCAAAGATGCAGACTACCAGAAAGAACTAGACTACATTGTCACAAACGAAAAGCGCAACGGGTTCATCGTAAATCTTGCCAAGGCAACAAAGGGCAACACTTTGATCCTGTTCAACTTCGTGGAGAAACAAGGCAAGCCGTTGTATGAACTAGCAAAGGAAAGGTGCCCAGGCAGACCCATCTTCTTTATCTCGGGCTCAGTTGGGGCTGATATAAGAGAAGACATCCGCCAGACACTGAAGTCACATGATGACGCGATTCTAATCGCTTCTTTCGGTACGCTCTCTACGGGGACAAATATCCCGAGCATTGAAAACGTGATCTTCGCTAGTCCCTCGAAATCAAAGATTCGTAACCTTCAATCCATTGGTCGCGGTTTGCGTTTGAAAGATGGTAAGACTAGCTGTAATCTGTTTGATATTGCGGACAACTTCACCTTGAAGTCTAAGTTGAACACAACCATGAAGCACTTCAAAGAGAGACTAGAAACTTACGCCGAAGAGCAATTCGAGTACGCCATCAAACAACTAGACTTCTAACATGTGCATCTTTGTTGCTTCGCAACACTTCGTCCTCCGGACTCCGTAAGCACTAGTGATATAAGTAAAGTAGAACAGAACTACTAGACACTGTACTATAGAACTATACCACATATTCTCCGGGTTACACGGCTATTTTTACACATCGTCAAGCCTTTGTCAAACTTATCTGTTTGAACTATGCAACTATTACACCTTGTTACAATCTAGACTGTGGTTGATCTTGAAATGGGTAACGTGTTATACTTGTATAAGATTTTAGATTGAGGTGAGACTATGCATTACGTTAATAACGAACAGTTTGTAAAAGAGTTGGTAGAGTACAAAGCTCGTCTGGAGTTGAACCCCAGCGAACGAGTCCCCGAGTACGTCGGGCACTGTATCCTTGAGATATGCAAGAGATTTGCTTCTAGACCCAACTTCTACGGGTATTCCTATCGGGATGAAATGGTTAGTGATGCGGTTGAGAACTGCCTCATGTACTTGACTAACTTTGATCCAGCCAAGAGTAACAACGCATTCTCTTACTATACTCAGATTGCTTTCTACGCATTCATCAGAAGAATCACTCGTGAGAAGAAGCAGAGTTACATCAAGCACAAGTTGATCCAGGAAGTGGCGTTTGAATCTTACGACACGAACGGATTGGACGACTCGGAGCTCTCCCAGAGCTTCCTGAGTTTTATCCAGAGCCACAGTTCCTTTGAGCACTCTAGCTTCGACAAGCCACCCAAGAAGGTCAAGGTGCGCGAACTCACCGCACTAGAGAAGTTCATGGAGGAATCGGAATGAGAGTGGGTATAATTACTGACACGCATTTTGGCGCAAGGAATGGAAAGGAATACGCACACGCCTTTTACGAGAAATTCTTTTCAACCGTTTTTTTCCCAACCCTCGCTAAAGAGGGCATTGATACTGTATTGCATCTAGGTGATGTTTTTGATACGAGGAGGTACCTTGACTATTATTCTCTGAAGCGCAGCAAGGAATACTTCTTCGAACCACTCGCTAAGGCGGGAATCAAGGTGCACATGTTGGTTGGCAACCACGATATCGCACTGCGCAACACCCTGGAAATTAACTCGCCCGGGTTGCTTCTGAGAGAATACAAGAACATCAACCCAATTAGCAAGCCCACGTACCTGGAACTGGGTAACAAGCAGATTCTAATGTTGCCATGGATTTGTTCCGATAACTACGTTGAGAGTATTGCCGAGCTTGATTCGAAGAAGGCAGATTATGTCATGGCGCACGCAGAAATCTCCGGCTTTGCCATGTTCCGAGGTATGGAGTCACATGAAGGATTTGAGGCAAGAATCTTCAGCGGGTATGACAAGGTCTTTTCTGGTCACTATCATCACCGTAGTTCCAAAGGTAATATCACCTACCTAGGCAACCCGTATGAAATGACGTGGTCCGACTATAACGACCCACGTGGGTTTCACATCTTCGACACCGAAACTCAAGAGTTGACGTTCTTTGAGAATCCTTATACAATGTTCAAACGAGTCGTCTACAACGATGCAACTCCCACGGTACATGATTTCGAAGACATGCGAAACAAGTTCGTAAAGGTGGTGGTCGAAAGTAAGAATGATTACTACTCATATGACTTGTTCCTGGATAAGGTTCTGAAC